GGAGAATTCTTAGCCATGGAGGCATGAAGAGAGCGACATGTTTAGTAAAATCAGTAGATCGAAGGTTGAAACAAACCGATATTGATTCTATGGACATAGAAGCACAAGGAAGCAGTTCGCTTACATGGTGGAACATCATTTATTTCGTTCTTTTTGGCTTTATGCAAGAAGGATGGGAAATAACAACAGACCGATGGAAGAAGTTGAAGCTGTGGCTTAAGTCACTTAATGTGACTGAAGCAACAGTTAAACTAGGAGGAAATTTGATGACAAACATCAAACACGCTGGAAACAGCGTATCACAAGGAGTAAAGAATCTAGGAGTATGGATTAAAAAGATGGTAAAAGATATGTTAGCATATCTACCGTCAGGAATGGAAATCATATGGTGGATAGCAAAACACTTTACAACGTTACTCGCCTTGATGGCGGGTGCTGTTGTAATAGGAGTTTTAGCTCCTATTATAGCAGTCCCAGTAATGAGATTGTTGTTTAAGAAGTATGAGATTCAAGGAGGAGAGAAGATTCTAGAACAGATGGATGCCAAGACAGAGGCACAAGGATGGACCCCAGGAATTGCAGATGATTTTCTGGAGATGATTGCTGTTAATTTTAAGATTCCTACAAAGGAATTATCAGGAGCAGTAGGAGCATTACCAAAGCTTGCCTCTATAGGCAAAGCTATAGAGTGGTTTTTGGAGAAAGGATACACAATAATATTGTGTTTAGTAGAGTTTGTAACAGGAAAACCGTTAGCTTATGATGAAGTAGAGAAATCTATTTTAACATTTGTTGATGGAGTTTCGACGTTTAAAGCTCTAGTACAAGCAGGAGATATGTTGATAGCATTGGCTCCAGATACGCTCGCGCGTGACCAAGCGTTAGAGCAACAGAAGAAATCAATAGAAGTAGCTATGAACCACATAGCTTCGAAGAAGCCAATAAGACCTTATTTTTCAAATAAGATGGCAACGGCAACACTAGCGTATGCTTCATTGCATGTAGAGCTAGAGAGAACGAAGAGGTCAGCTAAACCGCGACCAGTACCTATATGGATTTACATTTCAGGAGTAGCAGGAGTAGGAAAATCTAATGTTACGACGAAATTAATGATGGACATATGGCATTTATTACGGAAAATCTATCCTGACATTGTTGCGGATCGTCCCTGGTCATACAGGGACGTTTTCACAATTAATCAGGATGAACAATTTTATGATAATTACGCCAAGGAGTTTTTCGCTATATGCGATGACTTCTTTCAGACAAAGGACAACGAAGAGAGAAGAAAAATAGCTTTAGCATTAATAGGAATGATATCGAGCGTACCTTATTCACTTAAGGTAGCGACTCCAGAACAGAAAGCTAATTGTTTCTTTGAGTCAAGATGTATTATTAGTACAACTAATTATACGCAAGAGACTATGGACCACTGTCCAGGGATAGAAAGTCCCGATGCACTAGCATCTAGACGAACTATTGCCTGCGAGTTACAGGAGAAAGGAGGAAGACCAGTGTTTAGACTGTTTAACGACATGGATGTTTCTATATTAGGACAAAAGAAAACATACCTAGATTATGAGGAACTTGTGCTGCTTGCAGCACAGTGTCTCATACACAGAGATAAACAGTTAAAACACCCTTATACACCAGTACCTATTCCAATTTACCCTTTAACATTTAGTGGTGGTAGAATTAATTTTACTACTGCTCAAATGAAGAAAGGAGCAATGAAAGAAGAAAAAGGAAAAGAGAAGGAGAAAATTCCCGATTACGATATTTACACAGGACGACCGTTTACGGTGTTTTCAGATGCAACATGTAACAATATACAACAGTTGTTGGATCAAGGAAATAGTGATTTGAGTGAAGACTTTAGACAAAAGGACGAAGATGATGCGGATGAAGCAGCTACAGCTTACACAAAGCAGTTAGAGGAGGAATACGACGACATCGTGGTTCAACAACCAGAGTCGTACACAGAAGCATGTGGCGGAGCACTCCGCGACATGCCTTATAATGTATTTTCAAAAGGAAAGCGTAACATTGTTACGGAGGACGGACAGCTATGTAAATTGAAACCGTGTTGGGTAGCTTATTTTATGCGTTTATTGGAATCAAAACCAATTAAACATGAAATGAACTACTTATGGCCTGTAACAGTAGAGGCCAATAACGGAGAGAAATTTTTAGCTGTCTACGTAGGAGACGGAAAGTGCACCTTAGTTAAGACCAAGGAGGAATGGAAGACTTTAACGATTTTAGTATCGATAAAGACATACAAGTGTGCGAATGGATACAGGATCACAGATGAGAGGTATGCACACTTACCTAAGTTATTCTCATGGATGCCCATGTGGCTTCTTAAGAGAGTAATGAAGGTTAGCCCAGGATACATCATCCCCCCATATACTATACGTTACGTTCCAGAAGCTAATTTCAGTTGGCAGAAGGTTCGTGACTCATGGTTAGGATCATTGGGAGAGACGGAGAGTGAGATTCAAAAGTTCCAGGAACTTTTTGAAGTAGAAGGGATGATGCCCGCGACACCACGAGAGTTTAATGAATTTTTTCAGAAAGTTCATAGAACTAAGTGTGATTGGGCTACAATCGCAACAGTAATAGCGGGCTCAGCCATATTCTTCGCAGGATTAGGTTTAGTTTGTTCATTATTGATGCCACAGGTTCTCTACAAGGAGGAGGCTCAGATGTACCCAGGCTCAACAGCTCGTACAGCAACGATGAAAATACATAGAGCTAACAGAGGAAGGAATGCCAACCGATTAACTAACGTTAAGGCGGCGGCACGAGTAGCAGCAACGACAGCTCAAATGAAGACAAGAGATTATTCTCCGATCTATGCAAAGATAGATCGTAATACAGAAATATTTGAGTGTTTAGTTACGCCAAAAGGAGCGACTAAAGAGGAAGTCGACAGTGCTGAGGTTTTGACCTCAAGCTTTGGGCTATTTTTCGGAGGAACGAGAGCGTTGGTCCCGATGCATACAATGATTGCACTGGGCCCAGTAGGAGAAGAATACACAAGATGGATACGCTTAGTGCGCAATCAGAATTACACAGTTGATATCAAAGACTTAGAAATAGAAGAGATTAGAGGAGATGTGGCGGTGGTAGATTTTCCCGGATTGCAAATGAAACAGAATTTAATTCATCATTTTGCTCGGGATCCACCAACACATGGAACGGTAGATCATATCAACCCATTTATTGACTACCCAACATTTAGCGTTACCAACACAGCACAGTACTCGAATAAAATAACCACAGTAAAAATTACAGGTTATGAGTCGTTTGAGGCTGATATGGAGTTCGGACAAGTGCCAAACTACAAAGGCATGTGTGGAACAGCTTACTGTAGTAACGTGACAGGACAAATATTCGCTATTCATATGGCGGGTAACAGGCATACTAGCACGTCACACGGAGTGACTATATTAAGATCAGATTTAGAGAAGTATGCCCCTGATTACGAGACCATAGTGGATCCGATAACAGCAGAAATGACTACGGGAACTATGAAGCCAGGATTACAAGTTCTGGGAGTAACAGAGGCAAAGCACGGAACGTACATAATAGGAGATACTAATCTCCGTCAATCAGATTTCGACATGACTGATTTCCCTTTTCCGGCAACGGATAGTGAACCAGCAATGTTAAGACCTGTTGATGGGGTTAGTCCAGCAACTAATGCCTTTGAGAAGATAGGACAGCAGTACTACCACGGAAAACCAAAATTGATCGATACTGACTTACTAGAATTTGCGCCACAAACGTATAATAGACATAATGTAAGACAGTTGACACCTTTTGAGGCAATTCATGGAGTTCCCGGACTGATACCATCACTTGATAAAAGAACCGGCGTCGGCTACTTTTATAAGAAGATGGGATTCACAAGGAAGACGTTATTCTACGATAAAGAAGGAAAACCATTTGTACACCCTCTCTTGTATTGTTCAGTCATGAATAAATTACAATCGATAAGAGAGAAGAAGCTAATAGTTCCAGTTTTCGAAGACACGTTGAAAGACGAGCTGAGAGACGGGGAGCGAGTTAGGCTTGGAAAAACCAGGTTGTTCACTGCAGGAGATTTAGATTTCTTGGTGATACAACGTATGGTCCTAGGTACCCTAATAGTTGAGCTAGAAGGAGACCC